TTTTAATTCCTCAGCTGTTTGCCAAATTATTTCATATTCTCGACCAAAAAGTTTAACTTTTTTCATAATCCTTCTTCCTCCTTAAAATTTGGATTTTCATAAATTTCCCCAGTTTGTAGATCATAACAGTAGCGTTCAGGTGGATTATTAATCGTAAAAATATCCGCTGGCACTTCGCTATCTGTATAAACCCAATCATTATTCTGCCACTTAATCCCACGAGCATAAGCTTTACCTTTGAAATATATCTCACCTGTTATCTCAAAATCATCGTTATCCGGCATCCCAGGTAAGGCCAGCCAGATAACCCCATCACTTTTGCGATAAATGAAAAATGTGCTCATTCTATTTCACCTCCCGCCCATGAATTTTCATTTGCAACCGACCCATTTGGTTGAGTTCCTTCTTTCCTTATTCTTGCTTGCCTTGCTGCCTGAAGTCCATAGGTGGGTAAAGTGCCATAATCATCATTATTAAATGAACGAATAAAACCATCATTATTTGCTAAAATAGCAGTTTGAATATTTGAAAACATTGAATCGCCAATATAAAGAGAATTTCCAAATGTTGAACTTACTCCGTAACCCTTACTCGAAGAATTCCCCCTAATGGCACAATATTCAATTACAACTTGAGCTGTGTTTTCTTGTGTTTTTATACCAGTAACCCAGCTTGCAGAAGTATTGATATTTATTTCTACTCCTTTTATTCTCACAATAATCATGTTCTTTGATACGAGAAGGGCATTTTTTTCTGTAGAGGAACAATCTATTTTAATTTTTTTAGAGGATCCTATTACCATATCGCTATCATCACCCCTTATAATAAGATCTCCCCCACCCCAAAACCCTACAATTTCGATTGTGGAAGTAATATTAAATGTTTTATTTGAACCATCATTTAGCCCAAGCTGAATTGTAATAATTACGCCATATGGAATTATTTTCTTTACTGTATCTATCGCATGTTGTATAGTCGCAAAAGGCGCAGAAGCTGAACCGTCACCGTTAACGTCATCTCCGATAACAGGGTCAACGTAAATTGTTCTGGATTGCATTTCCACTCCATTATAAATTGAAAAATCGAGACCGTTCTCATTATTATTAACTATCAGTCCATATCCTTCTTTATCTTCATAAGAGGATGGAGTATCAGGAAGGATAATAAAATTTGTGTTGTGAGGATTATTCTGGTCGTTTTTATGATTATTTAAATCAGTTTGAAGAGAAGAAACAGAAGATCGGAGAGTATCATTATCGCTAATAAGTTCTTCTATTTTAGATTCTACTGTTTCAAAATTTTTCTGTGTTGGGAAATCAATTACTCTATGAGGCAACAGGAATTTCCGAATGTTATTCGACATCAGCAAACCCCCTTTGCTGATATTTACATCCAAATCCCATCACTCGCAGCCATTTACTGTCCTCATGTTCGAGATAAAAGGAGAACCATGTTCCTTTTACATTAACGTCTATTACTCCTTGCTGAGTTCCAGTATGTCCCCAGATAAAATCTCCCCAGACAGAAGTCCCCCAAATGGCAGCAGGTTCGCATTCATATTCATATATAGTTCCGCCTTCTATAAACCGGAAAAATACTTTTATTTTAATTGTTGTTCGCTCTTCTACTTTAACAAGCGGATAAACTTTAAATATTCTTTTTCTGGACACGAAATTATCAAGAGGTGTCCATCGAGTTTGCATATATGCTTTAATAGCATTACCATTGTCAGAATTACCCTCATCAAAAAGAAAAGTATAACCATCTGAGGTTCCGAAAATCACTCGCTCTTTTTGATTGCTGTCAATATATTTAATAAAACAGGAAGCTCCATTTTTAAGCTCATAAAAAGTCCATCCTTTAGTTCTTACATCAAAAACTAACCAATAATTATTTTCTGTCAGACCACTTTTTCTCGCTGCTAAGAAATATTGAAATCGTTCAGGGTAATATACACCCCACCAAGTATCAGCTGAAGTTTTATCAAGTAAGGTATTATATCTTTTATCAATAATTTCTGAAAGCCACGTTATTTGTCCATTTTCATTCAAAGCATATATACCTTGGTGATTCGCAAAGATAATTCCTATTGGTGTAGCTGCTACTGAACGTGGTATGGTACAGCCGATTTGGTCAGAAATTTTGTAGTATGGAGGCGGGTCTAATCTTGCATCTATGAAATAAATTGAATTTTCTTTAAATGCTACAATGTAATGTCTGAAAGCCACAATTGCTGTTATTATTTCTCCATCTCCTGGATTTATATAAAGCGTATTTAATTCATCCCATTCCTCTGGTCTGTTGAAATTAGAATAATAAATCGCTGTTCCATCAGGAGCAACACCCCATAAGCGATTATGAGAAACTGCGATTTGTTTTGCTTTTGGAAATGGAGAGCGGTCATAACTTAACGCATCTCCTAAGCTTTCATCTGTCGCATTGTCAGTATAGGTTGTTGTAGTATTATCGTTTATCTCAGCTACAAGATAGAGGGTACCGCCATTTGCAGTAGTTCTATAAATTCTACGTGCGGTTACTTGTGGGTCTGAACTGGTAGGAATATTTGATAAATCTACCTGTTGATTGCTTACTGTTATTTCAACAAGCGGCGATGGATTACTTTCACAGGGATAATTTCCTCCACGATAAAATGTTACAGCATATTTGTAGGTTCCGTTTAAATTGCCAGCAGCGCCCGCTGCAAGTATTGGAGCTGAAGATGGAGCTTGTATTCCTACATTTGTTAAATTTGTTCCATCCCATTTTTTATTATCATCTACCCCATTGACAATAAATAGGCGGTCATGAATAACAGCAAAACTAAAATCAGAATTTGTCGCAGTATATATACTTGTCCATGTTCCATCAGTATTTTTCTTATATAAAGAACCACCAGAACCGACAACAAATTCATCAACAGAGGAAGTTTTATAATAATATCCACTATCTATTGCTGCTGATAATTGATTAGCAAAAGAAGTATATCCTTTTCGTTTTTCTAATGCACCTACTTGTGTTAAATTGAAATTTATAGCCTCAATAACCTGATTTTTTGCCAAAGAAATTTCATCGCTTTGTGCGTTTACACCTCCAGAAAAATTCGATATCAAAGCTACTTTAGCTCTGCGTAATGCATCCTTTATTATCCTCATTTCCCTTTACGCTTTTTGACCATTTTCCAGTAAACAGCAGCAGCGGTTTTTTCTCCTAATTCTTTAGCCTCTCTTGCGGAATAGCCTTTCTTTCTATAATAAGCCTCTACTTTCCTTTTAAGCTTTTCAAATCCTCCTGTTTTATATGTTCTGCCAAGTCTTTTAACAGCTATTTTACCCTTTTTGCCTTTAGGTTTCATCTTCTTGCCAGTCAAGGTTTTCCTTTTATTTTTCTTAGATTTTTTCTTTTTCCTTGCCATTTAAAACCCCCTTTTTTGAACTCTTATCAAAGAGCCATCCCTCATCAATTGCCCTTTAAAATTTCTCTCTTCAATTAAATATTGCTGAAGCCAAGGAGAAGTATCATAGCCGCCTTTTGTTGCACATTGAATCAGCATATCAAGTATAAATAATCTCTCAGCAAGTTCTGGGATATTAATCGTATCGGAAAGCTGAGCTGGAGGTGTAGGTTTTTTATGATAATAAACCGTCAATGTTCCGTCTTCATCAGGAATTGGGAATAACAATATAGAATTTTCTGTAACAACATAATATTCGGGTGTGCCTTCCATTGTGGTATATTGATTTGCCTGGACAAGATGATAATCCTCAAAAATAACATCATCTATTTTGCCAAAATCGCTGGGCAAACTATATTCATTCGTTCCTTTGCTGACAGAAATTTCTGTTTTAGTAAGGTAATATGGAAATCCTGTCTGTGTTATTAAATCATAAACTTTCCATAGGCTTTGTCTGGCATAGTAGAGAAAATCGTTATCTGTCAAAATTGTCTGACTCGGTTCATCTAAAATAGAGCGTATATAATTAGCAACATCCTGCAAAGTCATTGTTTTCTCCTAATATAAACCGAAGTTCTTCCATAGGCTACATACCGCAAAGCGTCTCTTTTTTTGTCTTTCCAGACATCATTTATTGCTTCTCTTAAACGTGCCCTGCGACTCTCTCCACATTTTACGGCTTCATGAAATATCTGTTTAATAGTCGAATTGCGATAAACGTATGCTACTTTCTCACAATGTTTAACTGCTTCTGTATTAAGTTCATCGTAATAAAAGACTTCAGCCTCTTTGCCATCATAAAGCACAACAATCCTATCAGACATAAGCCTAATGTCAAATTTCGGGTCAATAGCTTTTAGGTAAGTTAAGAAATCCCTCCAGCTCAGCCTTGTGATTACAGCTCTCATTTTCCGAAATACTTTTCTACAATCTCTTTCAGCTCCTTTACAATGGTGGGTCTATCATAAAATCTATTTTCAGCATTCCAGAGCAAATTTCTTATGGCCTTTTCCACTTCAGAAAGCTTTTTGGCTATTTTATTTTCCTGTGGTTCAGCCGTTATTTTAACATTTTCCACATTTTCTTTCTTAGGTGGTCTTCCAGCCATTTTTACCTCCTTTTAATTTATTTCAATAGAGGCAGGCGGCGAGCTTCCGCCGCCCACCATCTATTGGGGAGTTAGGTTTACTGCACATTCACGAGTTTGGCGTGTCTATTTCTGGCTATGGTTCCAAAGTTACCATAGGCTTTCAGGTAACGGTAGATAGCATCTTTACCTACCGCCACCAGAGTAGAAGTGCCGCCGTAATCCAGCCAGTTAATACCTTCCAGCAAGAACCACTTTATAGCGTCCTGGTCAACAAAGAGAATGGTGTTTTTGGGAGCATGATATGTATCGTAAATGGCTATTTTTCTACCATTGGAGACATAGGCCAGTCCGCTCCACCCAGCCTGAGACACAATGGGCTGAGTTATTTCCTGTTTAGCTTCCAGCAAGGCTACGTAAGACCTACGCAGAGCAGGGTCGCAGAAAGCGAGATAGAGTTTACCAGTTCCTTTCTTCATGGCATTATCGAGAGTCTGCTGAATCAAAGAGAGACTGAGACTTGTCAGGGCTCCAGGGTCTTCTACATGAGCTTTCCACCACTTATAGGTAGTGGGATTTATACCCTGGAAATCACTTTCAAGAGGCGGCACGTCGTTATCTACTATCCCCAGCAATCCCATAAACTCTTTAGAAACAAGAGCAGAATTATAAACTCCTACATCGCCTTCTACGTAAATCCACGCATTATCAGAAACGGTTACAGCCTGAGAAACGGTTATCTGTTTATTATCAGGGTCAACGGCGGTTATTTCCAGAGAACCGCTGGTAGGAGCTTCTTTGGTAGTTCCGTTATATATTTCTATCCTCATACCTTCTTCAAGGAAGATGGTCGGGTCATCATAATTCGGATGGTCTATAGTTATAGTGGTGCCTCCGGAAACGGCTCCATTTACCTGAGCGAGCCTGCCGGAGCCATCACCAATAGCCATCCTTTCCAGATGCCAGGTCATGGTTTCGCTGGCATCGGCAGCAGCCTGCACTATCGCAGAAACTATCGCAGCCTCTTTGTTTTTAGTAGCAGCAGCAGCAAGACCGCTGACCCTCATCGCAGCGTAGATTTCCTTGACTTTTATCTTAGTCCTGATATACTTCGCAGCTCCAGCATCAGGCAGGTCTTCATCATATTTGTCAGCGAACCTCGCTCCGAAACCAGCCGCACGAGCATATTTCAGGGCTATCTGAAATTCGTCAGTTACCACAGGTCTTTTTTCTTTGTTAAACAAATCCCAGAACATACTCTGGGAAGGATATATAGTAATCAAAAGTTTATCAAGTTCTTCTCGTATAACAGCATCCAGTTTGTCCAGGTTAATTCCAGCCATCTCTTACCTCCTTTTAAAATTTTTCTTTTTTTACTGTTCCGCTATTCCCAGCTTCTTCAGGATATTCCTCACAGCCTCCTGTGCTGTTTTTGGCGGGGGCAAATCTTTTATACCACCTGCTTTCCTTCCTACCCCCGTAGGAGGCATTTTTTGCTTCTGCTTCTTCTCCTGCTTCTGTGTCTGCGGTGCACCTAAAGTTTTATATATTTTTTCCGCCTGAGCTATTGCCATTTTTACGAGCTGCTCAGGCGGAGCTATATCTCTAAAGAAAGTAACAGCGTCAACAGCTCCAGATTCTACCAAATGAACCGCTCCATCAATGACTTCTTTAGCCCATTCCCGCAATGGGTCGGGAAGTTTGCGGTCAGAAATTTCTTTCTCAAGTAACTGGAGCGAGTAATTATAAAGTTTATCTATTTCAGCTTTTGTCAATACTTGTCTCTGGCTTTCTTGAACCTGCATCAGCATTTGCTGAAGCTGGTTTATTTTCTCCTCATATTGCAATGTAACAGCTTTCAGGGCTTCCCTGGTTTTGTTGACTATTTTGCTGACTTCAGGGTCAGAAGTATCTATATCTGCAAACAATTTATCGAAATCAGATAAATCTATTTTTTTATCTGCAACGGTTTGCTGAGTTTTAGGCTGCTGTTGCTGCTGCGGCGGAGGCTGTAAGAGAAAATTCATAAACTGCATCATCTGCTGCATTTGCTGTTTAAGTTCTTTTATTTCTTCTTTGAGATTTTCTTCTTCGGTGGAGGTCTGCTGTTGAGTTTCTACCTCTTCGGTTTCTTTTTCTTCCTCTTCTATTTCTTCAGTTTCAGTAGTAGTTATATCTTCCTCAGGCTCTTCATCATTCTTAAATGTTTCTACTCCGCTTTTTTCTATTTCTGGTTCTTCAAGAGGATTATTCTCAGGCAATGTATGGTCTGTTATGTCAATTACCTGAGTTTTAATTACATCATCACTCATTACTACCTCCTAATGGGATATTACCACCCCCAGTAGGCAATGTCAACATGGCCTCCTGGAGCTGGTCTTCTATATTAATGTTTTGCTGTTGCTGACCTTTAGCCTGCTGTGCTTTTTGAGCCTGCTGTTCTATAAAAGCGTAATGTTCATCTATATGTCTCAATAAAAGTTCTTGAATAAATGGATGCAGTTTTTCAAACTGAAGTGATTTAGCAAATTTGCCGTGTTCTTCAATATGGACAAAATGGTCATCTATTTTCATAACTTTAATTGGTGATATTTCAAAAAGTCCTTCTGCATTTCCAGTCATAAATTGTTCAGCTGCCTGTTGGAGTCTATCATCGTACTCCATACTGTCTGCAAGTTTTCTTATCATTTCATTTTCTCGACGTGCTCTTTCAATATCCATTGTTTCTCTCTTATAGAAGACGTCAAGAGTATCGAGCTGGAGAAGTTTTAATATTTTGCGTGGGTCTCTTACTATACCAGCGTTCCACAACATGATAGAGAAATTAGTTTTTCCTTGCTTAGTAACCGGCATGGCCTGAGAAAGAATTGTCTTGACATCAGCAAAATCGAAATCTGTATTTTGAATTTCCTCTACTTTCGTTATGTTGTCTTCTCCGACAATTCTTATCAATCGTTTCTCATCATAGAAAATCTTTGCCATTTTCAAAATCTTTATTGCAAGTTCTCGCAGACCAGCAAAAAATTGTTTCAGAGTAACAGCCATTCTGGTTTCATCCTGCTCCAGAAGCAGCTGCAATGCTGAAGTAGGCATATTTGCATATGGAGCTTTTCCCTGTGAGACTTCGTGCTGTCCGGAAATCTCCTCAAATTCAACAGCGAGAAATTGTCTCATCGCAAGAACATGATGAGGAAGTGGCTTTGGAGCTATTTGATAAACCTGTCCTTCCTGAGCGGAATATACTATGACCTGTCCTGGAATATTTTCTATATATCGAGCTGCAATATTACCTTCAGGCACAGCCCATTGTATATCCGCCATTAAAGATATGTTTTTCAAGATTTTTGAGTTTATAGCATTGTAATATTTCTGGACAGGAATCAAATCTTTTATAATTGGATAGCCCCAGAAATCTTGGTCATGGGTGGGCTGAGCAATAACTTTTACGAAAGGATAAAAAGCCTCTCCGCTTTTTGGGTCTATGAATTGATATTTGCTTTTGAAAACAATTTTGTCATTTATGACAACAACAAATCTTCCATCGGGATTCTTGGGATTAGGTTTTTCATAATATTCTTTTACCATCACCATATTTGACAGTGAAGTGGACTGGTCGAAATCAGTTATATCCACATCTGCTTTAAATTCTCCACCAAAATAGGCTTCTGCTTCTTCTACTGCGATGGGATAAGCATGAATAATATATCTGCAATCTTCGATATCGGTGGCATCAGGGTCAGGGAAGAAATTATAATTTTTCACTACCCCGACTTCTATATCTCCTATTTGTTCAAAACTTATTTCTTCTCCTTTAACGACTTCGGCTTTCTTTAAAGAATTAAACCATAACTTTACTATTCCAGCACTCATCGTAAAAGTATTAAGAAGCCATAGTGGTAATATTTTTTCATTCAAATTATTGCGATTCCACACGTAATCCAGCACCATATTGGCCGTTTCTGCTTTTCGCAAATCTTCCTCAGTATGTTTTGTCGGAATTATTTCTATAATCGGATTATCACGAGTGAGCTTTGCAATGTAAGTTCTGATTATTGAAAGCAAGCGATTTATTTTGATTTCAATATCTTTATGCTCGCTGCTTTCGTAATAGGGCTCTCTTTCTACATAGCTTATAAAATCGGTATCTTCTCCGTAAAAATAAAATAAAATTTTTCTCCATTTTTCCCAATGTTTATCTCTCACCGGGTGGTTTTGCAGAACGCCTTCTATGAACCCTGGCAAATCTTTTGTTTTCGTTGTCCAAGCCGCCCTAATATTTGCCATTAACGACCTCCATTAAAAGGATATAATTTTAACAATACGCTGTCAAGCTGATTGCGTTTGATAGCTCTTTGCAAATTGTCTTTTGCTACTTTTGTAAAGAAAGAAAATTTTTTAGATTTTTTCTGTTCCTCCGGAGGATAAGCCATATCTAATACATACGCAAGAGCATCTATTAAATCATCATGGCGTGCTTTTGGAAATCTTGTGATTTGCTCTATCAATGCATCCATATTCGGTTTGAGTAAAATCTTCCCATCTTCAAAAAGTGGCTGCAACCTACTGATTCTTTCTTCTTTGCTTTTTCCTCTGGTTTTAAGCTTTCGCATTACAACAGGAATATTTCTTTTTTTGCGTTCATCCTTGAAGTAATAAAACAACATTTCATAATTGTCATATTCCATTCCTACGGCTTTTAAATCATAAGTTTGCCAATATCTGAAAATCTCATCAACAATTTCTTTGTAGGTGAGCTTTTTCTGCTCTGCCTGCAACACATATATATTTCTGTTGGAATCAACTCCCACTAAAACGAAAGCTGTATAGTCTGCTCGCTGTGTTACTGTTCTTGCAGGTTCCACAACAAGAAATAGGTTTAATCCAGGCGGTGCTTCTTCATAATATCGCAACCAGCTACGTTTAAAGAATGCTATACTTTCATCAACAGGGTCATTAAGCATCTGAGAGGCAAACAAAACAGGCCCTAATTTTTTTCTTATAAATTCTATATATTCACGAGAAAATTTTTCTGGAAATTCAGGAATTCTTTCTCCCTCTTCATTTACAATCCAGCGACCTTCTTTATCTTTCTTCCAGACAGCTCTGATGAATTTTTTGTAACTTTTATACCCTGGGTCATCGAGTATCATTGCGTATAAATCTTTATCGCTCCAGCGAGTTCCGATGACAATAATTTCGCCATCTGGTTCTATCAGGTTATAAAACAATTTAAACCATTGCCTAATTCGCTCCATTTCTGCTTCAGATTTATAGTTTTCTTCATTGATAAGGTCATCTGCAATTATTAAATCATAGTGCCTTGAAGCAAGGCCCTGTTTTGGAGAAGCAATATCAATTTTTATTTCTTTCGTTCCAATTGTCCATCTGCATTGCTCTGTATTCCATGTTATATCTGCACTCTGGAAATTAGATGGCAGATTTTCGCCGTATAAAGCTCTATATAACTGATTTTTTTGAATATGCATTTGTATTTTTGATAGAAATTCCTGAGCATTTGAAAAACGCCCATTAGCAATCAGAATTCTCAAATCCTTCTTACGATTCCAATATGCTATTTTATGCAGAGGCCTTCCAATTGTAACAAGAGAAGTTTTCAAATGCCCACGTGGTATCAATATCAGCTTTTCTGTCAGCCCTTGAAGTTTAGTCCATTGAGCAAATTTACATAGCGGTAAGTGCAAATCTTTATTTGCGTCGAAATGTCCTAATATTATCCTATTGAAAAAATACAGATTCTTACCTTGTTCTCTCCACCACCACTTATATGCTATAACCTCTGGTAGAAAATTAGGTCTTCTTGTCTGTGTCTTCATGTATGTGTTGCAAGGTTTCTGCAAGTTTATGGATTAATTCTTCAGGTATGTCAATTTTAACAGAAACTTCTTTTTTATCCACCAGTTCACCAGCTACTTGAAAATACAGCTTCATGTATTTATCCTGCCCTTTAAAATCAGGCTCTTTTTTTCCACTGGCTATATCTGCAAGTTTGGTAATTATTTCCTCTTTTCTTTTTGCTATCCGTTGAATTATTTCCCCTTTTGTTTTTCTTTTCGCCATAGTTTTTCCTCCAAAAATGATTTTACTACACTTGCAGGTATAAATAAAGTATCGCAAGTATTCTTATAAAGCATAACAACAATTCCTAAAACTACTCCTTGACTATTAATAACTGGAGAACCAGAGCTTCCTGCTACTCCGCAGGCGGTAGTCCGTAAAAGATATGGTTTATTAGTATCCAGCATTACATAACCTGGATTTGATAATGCTTTTCCAGCAAAGAACCTGAACCCGAGAATCCAATTCTGCTCAAAAAGGTATGGGTTTCTAAAATTTCGAAATACATATTTGGGTTTGTAATTTATCTTCACGAGCAAGAGGTCATAAGTAGGATGAGGAATTATTTTGGTGCTTTCATAGGTTACTTGTTCCAGGCCGACATCAAGTTTTATGTAAAGCTTAAAGATTGAAATGAACTCTTTATCTGCAATATGCAAATTAGTAATCAGCCATCCGTCTTTACTGACAAAAAATCCTGTGGTTTTATACCTTTCTGAATAAACCAGACAAATCCCTTCGGCCATTCTCCTAATCATACGTGCAAAAGCCAGCTCATTTTCATAAACAATTATTCGAGCTGAGTTTTGCACAAAAATAGGAGTAGCCATCAGTAAAAGCAAAACGATGGCTACCCATTTTTTCATAGTTTCACCCCCACGGCGAAAATTATTTTGCTGGTGTTAGTTTTTAATTCCAGAATTCTATAATAAAGCCCAAATCCGATTCTAATTGTTTTCTGCGTATCGCCTACTCCGAATTTCCAAGGATAATATTCTAATCCCACTCCGAGCCAAATAAATGGTGTAGGCTTTACTGCAGCTGCAAGGTAAAAATCATAAATCTTTACAACAGAGAAAGTAAAAATTGGCGAAAATTGCAATGTAGTTTTATTTTCCACCAATTCCGGAGCAACGCCAACACCAAAATTAAATTTAAATCCAACAGGAGAAGGTCTGATATGAATCTGTGTAATTTTAATTTCTTCTGAAGTATCTTTTGCTTTAAACGTAAATCCTCTATCATCAACAAAAAGGATGATTTTTTCTGGCAAGTTTTCTTTTTGTTTCGGCAATTCCACTTCGATAATCTGTTTGATTTTCTTGGCTGGTATTGGAGCAATTTTTCTGATTGTTTTCGGAATTGATTTTTTAAATGGCACAATTGATTTTTTTATCACTTTTTGCTCTGCAAGATAATTCAATTCCTTGAATTTTTTGATTTCTTGAATTGGCTCATGTTTTATACATGCTTTCTGAAATATAAATGCGATTAAACACAGAATTGTAACAACGGTTATGAAGGGAAGCAAATCAGAAAGAGCCGCTAATTTAATCTTTATATTTATTTTCAATTTCTCCTCCCCTCCTTAATGTTTTAAATCCAATATAGCCGCCGGCAAAAGCAAAATATGCTACCATAATTTCAACACTAAGACCAGGAAGAAAATGTTTAAGAATAGCTGTCGCTGGAGCTATTATACTTACTATCACAAAAACTTTCCAACGAGATGATTTCCATAATGATTCTTTTTTCACCATCTTACTCCCCTCTTCCATGAAGATGGCAACCTGGCTATATGGTTTTCTTTAAGCAGATAAGCAACGTCTATATGAATCCATGCACCCCCATATTTTTTATATCCTATCCTAACATCAGGATTAATCTCTTCCAAAATTTTTACAATTTCAGCAGCTGGTACATCAGGTAATGGTTTAAAATCAATAGCAACACCAAACATGTGAGGAGAAATGACAGCTGCTTTAT